AGGATAAAATGGCCGAAGTAAAATATGGACAAGTAAATTGGGACGAATCTAGTGTTTCTACAGGTAGTGATTTCATGAATCTTGAGAAGGGCGATAATAATGTAAGAATTTTTACTAATCCTTATCAGTTTATTGTACATTGGGTAAAGGATAGTTCTGGAGTTAATCGTAAAATTAAATGTGCTATTGAGGATTGTCCATTGTGTAAAAAGGGTGTGAAAGCTCAGTATCGTTGGTATTTGGGAGTGTTGGATCGTAGTAGTGATAATCAACCAAAGATTCTTGAAATTTCAAGTCAAGTGCTAATTGCTATTAAGAATTATATTAGTGATAAGAGATGGGGAGATGTTAAGTTATATGATATTAATATTAAGAGAAACCCACCAAAATCAAATCCATTATATGATGTACTTCCAGATCCAAATAAAGGCCCGATATCTGCAGAGGAAAAGGTTCATGCTAAACTATTTTTAGAGAGAATAGATGTTAATAAATTTACTCAACCTTCCACTCCAGAAGAGATTGCTGAAAAACTTGGTACATCTCTTGGTAGTACTAATAATACACCAGTTCAGTATGTAGCTGGAAATAAAGCAGTCACTAATGAAGGTAGTAGGCCAGTAATTAGTGAAAATGACTTTAACTTTGGTGAAGATCTGTAAAATCTATACACCGGAGCCCAAGTAACGTTTATTTTTGGCTCCGGTGTATTTTTAATTTTTATAAAAAAATGGTAAAACAAAAAATTAATTACAACATAATAAAGATTGGTCAATTTTCAGTATTTCATATTTTTTCTAATCCAGAGAGAGTTGAGAGTAAGATAGTATTTGATAGAGATAATATAAGTCAAAAATTTATATTTACCTTAATGAATATTTCACATAATCATGGATTTAGTTGCTCAGCACCCAAATTTAATGGTCCCACAGATCCTACTATGACATTTTATGTCGGCACTGTATTACCTACAAAAAAATCTTTAAACAAATATATTAAAAAGATATATGATTATTTGGTAGATATCAAAATTTTTGCCACTAATTTTAATGAACAGTTTAATTTTGATAAACTCGATCTTACTATGTTTACAGGAATCGATTTATATGATTTTTATCCAGAACAAATTGCCGCAATTAGAGATCAACATTTTAATGGGTCATGGTCAGCATTTAAAAAATCTCTATTAGCCGAGAACAAAGAAATAGAAGCTGAAATGATAGAAAGATGTAAAAAGTTTGAGAAAGTAAACAAAAAAGATATAGGGTTGGTTGGACACAAATTAATGGTAGAATTAATAAACGGTATAAGTTCAAATAAAATATTAAATTAATGAGGTAAAAGGTGAATGAAAAAAACAAAGATAAAGTTAGTAAGAAAAATATAAAGAAAGTTAAGAAAACAACTAAGAAGGTTTCAGATGAAAAATTTGATGAGGGGCGCGATAGTGTTCTAAAAGATTTTACAGATAAAGCTGAAAAACTTTTAGAAAATAGCGACTTAACTGCTGAAGCAAGAGATGAAATTATGAAAGAAGCAGTTGAAGAAAAACATGAAGAGCTTAATGAGACCAATGTTAAAGATGTATTGAAAAAAATAGAGAGCTTTGCGGAACGGCTTTCAGGAAGATCAGATGAAAAGAACTTTCTTGAAGAGGAAAAAGAAAGAGAAATTAAAAATACAAATAGAAATTTAATAATGTCTATTGTTGGATATTACAAAAAAGTTATTGAAACAAGAGATGAGCTTATTAAACTTATACAAGAAAGCCCTATCTCTGAGAAACAACTTAACTTTTTTATGAAAACCATTAAAGAGTATGAAGCTTCTATTGAAAAACTTATTTTGATACCAAAAGAGACACTTGAATTGTCTTTATATGAAAATATTTGTGGAAAAATGGGTTTGTCAGCAGAAGAGTATAAATCTTTATATGAAAATATTTGTAGAAGAATGGGTTGGCCAGAAGAGTATAAAAGTGGTGATATGTATAAAAATTTTAATATAATTAAAAATAATTCTGGAGTATTCACTAGAAGATCAGAATAATGAAAAAAGCAAAAGATCGGATAATAACTCTTTATGAAGAAAATAAAGAACAAACGGTATTGGGACTGGATTGTAGTTCTGCTACAATTGGCTGGGGTTTAATTAGTTTATCTGATCCTCCTAAATTAATATCTCATGGATATATTAAACCGCTTGATTCAAAATATTCTGAAATAGAACGACTTGATGATGTTTATGATAGAATATGTATGCTTTGCGATACTCTAAAACCATCTGTTGTATCTGTTGAAGATATCTTTTTGTTTATGAAAGGTAAATCAAAAGCTAGAACAATTACCCTATTAACAGCTTTTAATAGGGTAATTTCTTTAGCTGCATATAAAAAAGTTGGAAAAGTAAGTTTTTATACTGTTCATGAAATTAGAAAAGTAATTAAGAATGCTTTTAGTATAGCTGTTGATATCGGCAAAGAAGATATGCCTAATTTTATAAGACAACATCTTGAGCCTAATTTTACAGATATTAAAAACAAGAAAAATGAACAAGCTAAAGAAACTTGCGATGAAGCCGATGGCATTGCTGCGGGTTGGTGTTATTTGCTTTGTAAATTTAACTCCGAGTTTTTGAAACTTCTTGAGAAAAAGCCAACAAAAAAAGAAAGGAAAAAATGAACCCATATGAAATTTTAGGAATAACTGATGGTGCTTCTAAAGAAGAAATTAAAAAAGCATATAAAGATTTAGCAAAAAAATGGCATCCAGATGTAAATGGTGGTGATAAAGCCGCTGAAGAAAAATTCAAAGAAATAAGCGCGGCTTATGAATTATTAAAAAAGGGTAATTGGAGTTATCAACCTTCTACACAGGGTTTTCATAATATTAATGACATATTTAGTCAATTTGGTATTGATATTGATTTTAACCCATTTGACCCATTTAGTAGGGTACAAAAAAGGAATATTAAGAAGCGCAAAACAACAATAAATGTTACTTTTGAAGAAGCTTTTAATGGTTGCACTAAAAAAGTTATTTTGAGTGAGGATAAGCAATGTAATAGTTGTGGAGGATCGGGTTTAAAATTTAAAGATAATTTTTGTTCGGTTTGTCATGGAAATGGTAAAGTAAGGGTTAATCATGGAGAAGTAGTAATAGCTACTAATTGTCATTCTTGTAAAGGTTTTGGTAGAGAAGTTGATAGAACCTGTTCTGATTGTAATGGTGCTGGAAAAACCTTTAATAATAAAGAATTATCTATAAGTATTCCTCCGGGAACAAGACATAGTTCTGTTTTAAATCTTGAAGCCGATCTGGATATGATAGTTTTATTTAAATCACATCCAGAGTTCGTTTTATTAAATGATGGTGTTGATATTGGTAGTAGAATTTCAATTGATATTTTTGATGCTATATTGGGGGATAATATAAACATAAATACATTAAGTGGTATTAAAAAATTAAAAATACCAGCTTGTGTTCAACCAAATACGATTTTAAGAATTAAAGAAGGAGGATTTAATAACTTTAATGGACAAAAGGGAGATCATTTGGTTGAAGTTAATGTTAAAATTCCGACCGAAATAACTGAAGAACAGAAAGAAGCTATTTGTAAGCTTAAAGAAGTTTTTAAAAAGTAGGCGCCCTAAAGCTAAATCAAAGTAGGTTATAAGTGTGGGTTACAAAGAGGTGACATATTATGTCAAAAACAAACATGCAACAGATTTGGGATGCAATGAAGAAACAGTATGGAAATGATGGGCTGTGTGTAATCAAAGACATACAAACCATTACTACTGGAAGTTATGCATTGGACGACGCTCTTGGAGTATGGGGTTTACCAAAAGGTAGAATTATTCAATATGCTGGAAAAGAAAGTTGTGGAAAAACTCTGATGTCTTTAATTGCGATTAGAGAATGGCAAAAATTAAATGAATATAATTGGGCAGTTTTTATTGATGCTGAGTTTTCCTATGATGAATCATGGGCGAAGAAACTTGGTGTTGATACTGATAGGGTGTTTTTAATTAGAGAGAATAACGCAGTTAAAGTTTTTACGCAATTGTGTGGTACTCCAAATAAAGAATTGGGAAAACCTAAAACAAAACTTGGTATTTTAGATTTAGAGAAAGCAAATCCCTCTGGTTTGGGAATAATTGTTTTAGATAGTATAGCATCTCTTCAAGCCCCAATTGAAATGACAAAAGAGGTTGGAAGTACCATGATGGCCCCAATGGGAAGATTTCTTCCAGATGCATTAAAAAGAATTACACCGTTGCTTTCCCAAACAGGAGTTGTATTTATTGCAATAAATCAAGTAAGAGTTGATTTAGGTAAAATGTTTGGTGATCCCACATCAACTCCAGGCGGCAAAGCTTTGAGACATGATTGTACAATAATGGTACATTTTACTGCTTCTGAGTCTAAGAAAAACTTTATTTATGATGCTGCAGATGAAGTAATGGGACACATTACAGGTGCAAGAATTGATAAAAATAAAGTAGCTCCCCCTAGACGTTCTTGTGAGTTTGAGATAAATTATACACAAGGAGTAGTTAATCATCATATTGAGATTGGTGATTTAGCAATTAAGTATGGAGTAATAAACCGCCCGACTAATACCTCCTATGTTTATGGTGATAAAAAATGGGTTGGTAAAGATAACTTTTATCAAGGAATTTTTGATTTAGATTTAATAGGAGAGCTTCTTCCTAAAATAAAAGAGGCAAAATTAAATGGTCCTGCTGTTGCAAAAGTAACAGAGGAATATTTTGAAACAGAGGAGAATGAATAATGCTTATCGACTGTACGACCAAAGGATGTATGCAGAAAACCGAAGCTAAGTTAGACCCACAAACTAATGAAGTGATTTGTGAAGCTTGCGGTAATCCGATTGATGGAATTACAAAATATACAAAAAAGGCTATTAAGGATGTTGGACAAATTTTAAGAAACACAATAAGGCATCCTTTCCAAGCTTTATGTAAAGCTTGTAATGTAAACCGTCCACTTTATGTAGATGGTGGAGACAGAGCTTTTTGTAAAATTTGTAATACTCAAGTACAAATACCGACGGCTTTTTTATGTGGTTTAAAGGAATATTTAGAAAAGAAAGAGGAATAATACGTGAATACTTTTGCGAAAGTTGCAAATTTTTGTCACCAAAAATTATTACAAAGTAATGAAGTAATGGAGTATGTACTCCATAAAAGGAAAATAAATCTTGAATCTATTAATAAATTTGAAATAGGTTTATTTCCACAAGACTTAAGAGAATTATTTGAGATAATAAACTCAAAAGAACTTCGCTTGGCAGGTATTATTAAAAACGCATCTGTGAGTACATTTAAAACACAAAATTTAGTGATGCCGATTAGAGATGTATATGGTAATTATATAGCTATGGCCGGTAGAACTTTATTAAGTGAACAAGAACGTGAAAAGCATGGTATTGTCAAATATATAAATTCAGTATATAAAAAAAGCTATCACCTATTTGGTTTTAATTTTGCAAAGAATAGCATTCTAAAGAAAAATATGGTTTATGTTGTAGAAGGATACTTTGATGTCATAATGCCACATCAAAAAGGTTTAGAGAATTTTGTTGCCACATGCGGAGCATTTTTATCTATTCGGCATGTGGCACTTTTATCTCGTTATACTAACAATATTGTTATTATAATGGATAATGAATTAGAAGCACAAGAAAAAGCTCGCAAAGCTGTTGAAAAAAATAATTATGAAGGAATAAATTTAACTTTTTATAATCCACTACAAAATGATATTGAAAAAGATGTAGATGAGTTTTTGAGAATTCATTCTGTAGAAGATCTATCTTTTCGTTTGGAGTCTAAAGAACATTATGCTGATATCAGACCACTGTGGGATTAATCATACCGAGGTGCCTATATGTCTCAAAAGAAAAATAAATCTGATTCTTATCAATACAAAATTGTTGAGATTACGATAGATCCAGTAATACTTAATGATTTTCCATTGGATACTGGATTGGGTGCTCAGGTTAACTTGGCCACTTATTCAGAAGAATTTTATGATTTACAGAAACAACTAATTAATGAAGTTATGCGTATTATTGATTATAATCTTACTAGGCGCCAGGCAGAAGTGGTAAGGTTAAGATTGGAAGGCAAAACACAAATACAAATTGCTGAGCAGCTTGGAATACACCAAACCACAGTACATAAATTACTTATGGGTAATATAGATTATACAAATGGTAGGAAAAGATATGGTGGCGCAATTAAGAAACTAAAAAAGATATGTGCCCGTGATACTAAAATAATTAATATTTTACAGCAAATTGAAGATTTTAAAAGTAAAGAACTTCTTGATGAACTAGATATTTAGCTTTTTATTTTAAAATATATTTTTAAGGGATTAGTGTGTCCAAAATCTAATGCAATTCGCTGCGTCATTTTAATCTCACCATGTTGAACTATTAATTTTTATTCCTATATATAACAAATTAACTTTCTATTAATACATTCATATAATTGATGAATGAGTGTGTTTAATATTATATATACTTTTAATGGAGCATATAAAATGGACAAATTTCAAATTGATTTTGAAAAACTAGGGAATGATTTTAATAAAATTCCTTTAAAGGGTAATGAACATCGTTTGGTGCGTGTAGCTTTTGATTTATTTCGTTTTAAAGATAGAAATCCAGAAGACTTGTGGCAAGTTCAATCTAGTGATGATGGTGAGTTTTTAGTACGTACTTATGCTTTACCTGATGAACAAGAAGAAAAAGTAGCAACCGCTTGGTCTGTTGAGTTAGATAAAAAAGAAGAAAACTTAACTATTGCTTATCGTAATATTCCTATTTTAAGACTGGCTGCTAAAAATTTTGGTTTAACAGAATCAGAAGATATTAGAATATTTCAACGTACCGTGTATAATAAAATAACTACAGATAATGAATTTGTTGATAAATTAATTAAAACCCTGTCTGCTGAGAAACAAATGATTTTAAAGCAAGCGGGTTTTTGTTGTTCAAGAGATAATTGATTCGCGACTTCTTGCTCTTGAACAATATTTAGAAAATAAGAATTAAATAAACTTAATAAAGTGCTTGAAAAATATAGCAATATTTTATTATAGATTATATACTAACTTGGAGGCGAGATTAAAATGACAAATTTTAGCTCTCTAAAAATACAGGCAGAGCTGGCACTGGCAAAATTAACAGAGGGCAAGCATTATGTTTTGGGCGAACTTAAAGATAGGCTCCAAAAAGTTGCAGAAACTTATCCCCAAGATACAGTAATCAACGCAATGGCAAATGTTGTTGAACAATTGTATCATAAACATCCAGATCAGTTCATAAGTCAAGGAGACATAGAAAAACTCTATGGTGAACTCGTTGGGCTTAATGCAACTGGTACTAAGTTTAGAGAAGTGTTGGGAGATTTGCTATTGTCCGAAAAGCGGGCTTCTGTTGAAACCAACTCAAAATATATTCAAGGTGTCAGGGATGTAAATCTTGAAACTTTAGAATATGATATAAACAAAGAAGCAAAATCTGAACTTGATAAAATGTTTGAGCCAATTTCCGACAGGTATGATCCACAATGTGCTTCTGCTGCAAAGGAAAAGGTTGAGCTTGAACTTCTATCATTGGGTTATCATACAGCTAGGGTAAGACTTGCTGGTGGTAATTCTAAATTTTTAGTTTTTGCTGCTGACTTAGATACTAATCGTGGTGCTGTTAGAGTTTATGTTCCAGCTGATGCGTCCGGAACTCAATTACCAAGTGTATTTGTTGCTGGCGATAAATTTGAAGAACTTAATACATCTATTTTAAATGCCCATTTAGATAATGCCGCTCAACGAACAAATTATCTACCAAATGTTTCAGCAATTCTTTATTCGTTAAATGTTTTAACGGGTAATGTAAAATCTGCTTTGCCAGAAGATGATTTTGCCAAAATCGCAACCAAGATGCCCGCCGCAAATGGAAGTGAAGGGCTATCTACTCCTGGTGTTTTTGCTTCATTGCCAGATGAAAGTAAAAATATTGGAGAAGTTCGTATTCCAAAAACCGAAGTACCTGTGCCATTAAAAATTCTTGCCGCCGAACTTGAAGAAAGTGTGCTAGAAACTGCTGTAGGATATCCACAGGCTGCTGTGCGTCTTACTAAACGAATGCTTGTTGCTGAACTTAATTCTATGGGATTTAAAGGTACCCAAGTTAGAGTTGCTGCACCAATGAACGACGGTTTTATATGTGAGGCCACCATTAATACTTCTGGTGGTAAAACTACAATTGAAATTCCAGTCGAAATGAAAGGAAATGCTCCTTTGCTTCCGTCAGTATTTGCAAAAGGCGATTATGTTGCTGAATTTACTGCGGCTAATTTACACGCTTTTGCTATGAGTGGATTTGTAAATGACGACGCGTTGGTTTCTAGACAATATAGTGATCTTGATAGCATGGGTTTACCACAACTTAAAGATTTAATTGTAAACTCCGCATTGAATGGTGATTTTGAATCTTGTGATGAAGCTCTTGCAATTATAGGTGAAAAATTTGATGGAAATACATATAGAAATGTAATTGCAGATTATCAAACAATGCTACTTAGCTTAGAAGAAACTAAAAAGAATATTAAAACGGCTTATAATGATAGTGATCAATTTGTAATGACTCCAAATTCAATTTATCCAGTTCATAAAAAGTTTGGAAGGCCGGTACATGAATTAGTACGTGATGAAAATGGAACATATTATTTAAAATCAACTTATGCTGCTAGACAAAATCAAAAAGAGTATAATGTACTTTTTAATACAGCAAAAGTTCTTGTTGGTGATTAAAATGGCATTTAATAAGGAAACTCTTGATAGGTGGTATCAGGGATTAAATCAAACTTATGTTAATTTGAAAAAGCATTTTGATACTTTAAATAAGGGTGGGCCTTTACCAGCTGTACAATTGGAAATTACAAATCTTGGTAGAACTATCGATGCGCTTGGAACTATGATTAAACAATTTCAAACACAAATACAAGCAACACCAGATACAACATATCCCACACCGGGGGCAGCAACTGTTACTACTCTCGCAGCAGCTCCACCATCGCGTGCGGCTTCTTTAGGAGAATTGATACATTTTGCTGATTATTTAGATACAAATGGCTACCATGAATTAACTAATAAAGTTGTTAGTGTATTAGAACTAAGCGCACAGGTTGGGAGATATAATTTAGTCAAGTTAGCAGATTATTTAGATAATAATGAATTTTATACTTTAGCGAATAAGGTTGATGAAGTTAATGATCTTTTATATATGGCTAAAGATTACGGATTTATTCCAAAATACAGGACTGATGTTGTAGAAAATGCAGCTGATGATGAATTAATACAAATACGGAGCAAGGGTTCACTTTCTACAAGATATTGTCCAGATCATCACGGAGTTCAAGCAATACGAATAGCAGAAAATACATATCAGTGTCCAATCGATGGAAAAAAATATAATTATGAAGCTGGATATGTAAATTATGAAGGACAAAAAGTTCCTGGTGGTAGCATAGCTGCTCAAACACCCACTACAAGTGATTTTGGCGGTATACCAATGAGAATTTATGATTCAAGATCTGACGTATTGAATAGAATGAACTAGAACCCGATAGGTCTATTGTTGTTTTGAATAGATATGGACACTCTATCGGGTTTTTATATTAAGGAGTATAGATGTCATTTAGTAAGATACTAAACCATCCTAGTGCAGATTTAATTATAAGGAAACTAAGTAAGGGTGAGAGTGTAAGAGAAGTTGCAAATTTAATAGAAGAAATGTATCCTAATAATAAAAAGTTACACATTTCTTATCTTACTCTACAAAAATTTAGAAAAGAACATATGAAAATTGAGGGAGATGCTCTTGAAATTATAAAAGAGGCGACTAAAGAGAAACAGATTGAAAAGGAAACAAAAAAAGAGCATACGCAGGTTAAAAATTTTACTTCTTATAAAGAAAAAGTTAAAGAAGCTGTTAATTTACATATAGATGTAAGGCAACAGTTAGCAAGTCTTCATTCTTTAATTATGTCAAGAGCAGAAGCTCTTTTTGATAAGTTATCAGAGGGACAAGGTTCGAAATCGGATGAAGAAAATTTACAGAAATATTTTAATACGTATATAACAGTATTAGAAAAGTGGGCAAAATTTGTAGATAAAATTGCTGATTATACTGTTGAAACTAATGTAAATATAACAGTAATAGAAAATCAAATGGCCCTTTTAAGAGAGGCTGTTTGGGAAATAATGAGGGAAATTGATCCAAAGATTGCAGTTAAATTTCTTGAAAAGTTAGATTATAAAATGAAAACTTTTCAATATCGTCAAGATAAAAAATTAACTCTTAGGGAAATGGATTCTGATGTTAAAACTTTAACTGCGCAAATTGAAGAATCAGATGAGGATGGAAATGGCAATTAATTATGTAAATGACATATTAACCAATATATCTGATGAGGGTATGACTAACGATTTGTGGAAAGTTGTATATAATGATGTTGATACGCTTTCTAAAATTAAAATAAATAATGATCGTGAGCGTAATTTATATTTTTATATAGAACATTTTATTGATGATTTGTGTGATGAATTTAAATGTTCATATGCTGATAAAAATGAAATAGTAATAAGTGCTTTTGAAAGGTTAAGAAATAAAGAAAATGTTGATTTAACAGATATTCGTAAATCTATTTTTGATGTTATTAATAAAAAAAAAAAGGTGGCTTATCCTAATACAAGAGGAACACAAGACGAAAATTCAATACCACAATATGATGTTAATAAATGGATAATAACATTAAGTGAAATTTATGCAGCTATTTATTCTGGAAAAAACCGTGAAGCCGCGATAGAAAAAGCCTTGGATGGATGGAGTCCTATGGAGAAATTTAATTTTGAAAATTGGGTAAGATATTATGAACATAGCGACCATGAAAAATATGGAATACAAAAATCTGCTGCTGGTACCATAATCCCATCTTTTTCGAGGCCACCTTCCCAACCAATGGATATTCAAGAAGACTTGGTAAAAAAAGGACCAGGCAGACCTAAGAAAATAAAGTCGCCAGAACAAGATAAAATAGATTTAATTAATCGTTTAAATTCTGCTATAAAAATACTTGACGGTTTCCATAAAGTTTGGCCCCCGGAAGTGTGGCGTAGATTATCAGTAATGCTTTTTGATTTAAAGAATGAAATACTTCCTCTTAGAACAACCGCTACTATGATAGATTGTATTGTTCGAACTGCGAATAAATTGGACAATGCGGGTTTTTCAGAAGGCGCTCAGGTTTTAATTAAAATTGCACAACCACCGACTGGAGATATTGCTTCAAAAATAGAAAGGGCTCTTAGTGGTAGAGGACCAGAGGAAACTGGTGGAGATTTGGGTCCTATGCCTCCAACGGGAGATTTGCCCCCAATGGGAGAAATTCTACCACCCGCTCCAGGTGGAGAAATGATGCCTCCAGGGCCTCCAGCTGCCCCAACAGGCGCCGATATGACTATGGCACCTCCCGCAGGGGTTGAAGGGGATTTGCCGGCTCCAGAAACGCCGCCAGCACCTCCAATAGAAAATACCGAACCAAAAACATCAAACAATGATAACCCGTTTGAGGGTAAAAGTTTATCGGTGCAAGATGTTCTTGGTGTTTTGGAACCACTTGCAAAAAAACTTGGTGAAAGGGAGTTTGTGCGTGCATTGTCAAAAGCTGACATGATGCTTGATAGTATGAATATTGCTTCACATTTTCCAGAGTTAGGAGAAGCACAAGCAAAAGCTCTTGAACTTAATATTTATGTTGGAACAAGATTAGAAAAGATTATTAACAAATTAAAAGGTGGTTTAAAAGGCGAAAAGAAAGAAGAAAAGAAAGAAGAGGCACCAGAAATTGAAATGGGTGAGTTTGCTGGTGGGCCACCAAAAGAAAAAGAAATGTTTGAAGTCTCTGAAGAAGCACCCGTGCCACCAGCTCCAGCAGTGCCGGTAAAACCAGGAGTCTAAATGAAAAAATATATTCGTAAATATAGTTTGAACGAGTCAATTTTTTCTACTATAAATGCTGAAAGTTGCTATTGGGCAGGATTTATAGCTGCTGATGGAACTATTTATGATAATATGGTTAAGATTGTGTTGCATAAAAAAGATATAAAGCATGTTGAATTATTTTTAAATTTTGTAATGGGCAATTATAAAATAAAAAATATTGGAAAATATTGCGAAGTTTGTATATATTCGAAACAAATTGTTGATGACTTGTTGCATAATTTTAATGTTTTTAAGAAAAAATCTTTAACAATAGATTTGCCAGATTTATCATCTTGTATGATTAGACATTATATAAGAGGATACTTTGATGGAGATGGTTGTATAACTTGGAATAAAAAACAAAATCTAAAAATATCTGTTGTTTCTGGCTCATTTAAACAAATCGAAAATATTAAAAAAGTCGTATGCAAGCAAACTGGAATTGAATTATTGTTTTATACATATACAAAAAAAAAGAAAAAATAGTGTATATGTTATAGAAAAAACTGGTAGAGATGCAGATTTGTTTCTAGATTGGTTATATAGAGATTGTAAATACTATTTAGAGAGAAAATTTAATAAAGCGCAAGAGTATAAGGAAATAAGGAAAATTGTTGAAATTAAAAATGCTAATAAAATATATGAAAAAAAGTTTTGTGGAAGGAATAAAGAAATATTTGATCTAATTAAATTAGGAAAATCTCGAAAAGAAGTTGCCGCCATGTTTAATATGTGTGTAAGTAATTGTAATTATATAATAAAAGAATTCGAAAAGATTGGAGAAACACTTTAATGAAGTTATCAGCCCTTTTGAATTCTTTACAAGATATAACAAAAGAAAATGAATTACCAACTGCATATATTGTTGGCGGTTTGCCAAGAGATAGAATTCTTGGTGTTCCACCAAATTTAGTAAAAGATATAGATATTACTACTGGTGATGCAAGTTCTTCTGTTTTGGCTACACTTGTAAGTTCAAAATGGCCAAATGCGCTATTTAGATTATATGATGATGGGCATTCATCTATAGATTTTAAAAACATAAGGTTGGATTTTTCCAATAATTTTAAAATCCCAGGTATAGTTACAGAACTTAAAGATATGGGTATTGATGATCCATCAGAACTACAGAAAGAACTATTTAGTAGAGATTTTACAATAAATACTTTGCTACAACCAATGGATTTACAAAATGAGCCTTTGGATTTAACCGGGAAAGCTATAATAGATTTAAAAGCAAAAGTAATAAGAACTCCAATAAATCCAGAACTTACTATCGGATACGACCCCCGTAGAATTTTGCGAGCGCTAAAACTAGCAATAAAATTTGATTTTAGTATAGACAAAGAGTTGGGAAAAACTATAATTAAATATAGGGGAAGTTTGCAAAACATAACATTGGAGCATATTAAGAAACAAATTAACCAAATGTTAAGGATTAATTCAGACAAAACAATTGAATTACTTTCTAAATATAAGCTTCTGCCAATAATTCCGCTTAGTAAATTGATGCAATTAGAAGTAGTTAAAAGAAATATGATTCAAGAGATTCTTGATGGACAGGAGATTTTTTAATATGTCTAATTCCCTAATTCGTTTATTAAAAACTGCGAAAGCAATAAGTGATTCTGGCGATATAGAAGCTTTTAACAGTTTCTGTGTACAATTTGATGCTTTTGTGATAAAAAACAAAATTAATAAAGTTGCATATATGGAACCAAAAAATGATGGCACTACTCCTAATCCTTGGAGAAAAAACATGGATTATTCTTCTTGGGAAAATTCACCATATTATGGGAGTGTTTCAGAATTTATGGAAAAATTTCCTGGTGGAATTAGAGATTGGATTGAATGGCGCAATAATATTAAAAAAGAAAGGTTTCAATTATGGGATACAGAAAAAACTAAGGAACGAATAGCAAAGTTAGAATCACTTATGAAACAAGCGGAACAAGAAGATTTTTTTAATGAATCAATATGGGAATTAGAAAAAGAAGCATATTTTGAGCCAGTTGGCCCAGATAATACAAAAGATTTTCCGAAAGAACCGCATCTATATTCTGGTGACGAAAATGTAGAAAGTTTTGAAAGTGTTAAAAAATATATTGAAGAAAAAAGAAAAGCTACTGGTCAGAGTGCAGATGATGCCACAATGACTGCGGCCAAGGATTTTGTAAATTACTATAAATTACTTTTAAAAGAAAAAAATAGACGGGAAAAGGATTAAAATAATGAAAAAATGCTCCTTTGTAAGATCAGATGTTAGGAGTGATAAAAAATGCCCATTTGGGTTGCCGATTACTGCCGCTTGTGAAAATGCTGGTAGTTCTGTTACCCATATGTGTCCTCTTTCTATGATTGAAATGGAGAAACAAGGTGCTATAAAATTGGCTAACGCAAGAGTATATGTTTATTATAAAACAGGTGATCGTTGCGTTTATGCTGCTAATATAATGGGAGACAAACAAACCGTAAATTGTGATTTTGGTGATACAGCTGCTGGAATGCATGGACCACCTATGATAGGAAGTCCACTCTATGCACAGACTTTTGCTGGTGTTGGTTTAGATGGTTTATATGCATTTCCACTTGGATTTTATGCTGATAATAACCAAAGCCGGAATCTTTTTGAGGGTTTATTTTCTTTAATTGGGGAATTAGAATCTGAAATTGTAAAAAAAGCTTTATCAAAAAATATTATAGAAAAATTAGAAAACAAAGAAATTTTGGTTACGGAAGAGCGTCTCGAATTAGAAGGTTTTTTAGAAGATTGTAAATATTATTTTAATAATAATTTAAACAACAATGAAAATATAGTTGAAATGTTGGAGAAACTTAGAAGGATTTAAAATGGGCTCACGTTTAGATATATCAAACAAACAAATAATCGATTTATATTTTAACAAAAATTTAAATTAGCGGCAAACAGCAGAGACGTAGTCAGGATTTAATTGCTTATAGATTAAAACAAATGTTATTGAAGCTCAAAAATATGTCGAGTTGCGTGTCATCTGGAAAAGTAAGAAGTATTTTGTTATCAAAAGATTTAATAAACGTTTTTGATGGCGAAATGCTCGGAGATGGTGGTTTAATAAGATATAAAAATCAGGGCTCTTTTTGTGAATCTTTTGGCCATGATAAAAAGAAGTGGGCCGACTATTTATTTAATATATTATTAGTTAATAATATCCCATTTGTTGGAAATAAAATTTTTAATAAAAAAACCATCAGGAAAGTCTAAGAACATGACTTGGCAATTTGTAACAAAAAAATGTATTAGAATTGGGCGAATCACATAAAAAAAGGTATGTTAAAAATAATAATTTTGATTGTAACAAACCATATAATTTTAAAAATAGAAAATTTATAAAAATTATCCCATCAGATATTATACTTACACAAAAATGTTTATTACACTGGTACATTGGAGATGGTACAATTAATAATTATGGTGGATATATGTTGTATACTGAGGATTTTAGTTGGTTTGAAGTTGAATTCTTAAGATTTCAAGATTTTAATATATTATCTAGCTACAATAAAAAAATATAATATATATACCTTGTAAAGAAAGAATCAAACTAATTGAAATTATTAATAATTGCCCTGTTGGGTGTTATGAATATAAGTGGGCGATTTAAATTATAGTTCTAAAGATATGCTATTTAATTCGCATATAGATATGAAAGCAATCGAACAATTTATAAAAAGCCGAGAGGTCATATAAATGGAAATTACAGGATCCGTTCTTACAGGTTTGTTTGTTGGCTTAGTGTGGGCTCTAATTAAAGTTGTAGAGTTTTTTATAAAAAAGTACGGCAAATCCAAGGAAGATATTGAAACAAATGTTTCAGCAAATAAACTTGCAGAAACTCAAACAAATCAATTTAAAGATATTTCTGAAAAAATTTCTCAGATTAAAGATTTCTGTATTTTAACTAAAGAACAATCAGACAAATTGGATGAAATTTGGCAAAAGACAAAGAAATTAGAAGATATGCATAATGTATATAATGAAAATCATGCACCCGCTTGGTATATTCCAACTGAATTATTACCACTTGTTAGAGAATCTAATATTTGTTTGGAAAATTTAGAAAAAAGTTTAGATATCGCTATTGATGAAATTAAAGCAGGTCATGTAATAGTTGTTAATCGTATATCTGATTTGATAACATCACAGAAATTAGTAACAGAAAGATTAGGAGATTTGATTTCTGCTTTAAATAAATTTTCTCGCTAATTGGAGGATTACGTGATTGATAATAACCAATTATTGATGGCGGGGAGTAACAAGCACACGCGTGTTAGAACTCTTCCCAAAAATATATTTTTAGAGAAATTGCTTGAATATAGAACAAAAGAATTGCTTGAATTTCAAGATAAGATTATAAAAAAAATGAATGAAGTTTTGAATAAACTTAATTTAGGGAAATTATCCATTTAATGGAGGAGTATTATGTCAAAAGAAAAAAATCTCTTCACTGTTGGAGAGGATGAAAAAATGACTGAAGAAATAATCTGTGTGGCAGAGGATGATGAGCTTGAAAAAGAAGCTGCTATTCCAGTTATTGTTTCTCCTACACCACTACAACTACCATTGGATATGGGACAACCAAAAGGAAAAGAAGAAGAGAGTACTGATTGGCGTACTTCCAAACATCCAAAACATTTCGTTATATTTTTACTTAACGAAATTGGTAGATTACCAAAACCGAACTCAGCTCGAGGAAGTAAATCTATGTTAGAAAAAGCTCTTGGACAATATAAGCAGCTTGATTCATATATTTCACAAGCACTTCGCTCCGATTATGATGATGAAGTTGATGTTCAAAAAGTAGATGAAATTCGCAAAATAGTCGATTCATATAAAGATGAAGTTCAAGATGCTTTGGATGGAATTAATATGATGACAAAACAAAGACATCATATGCGTCGTAGACGTGCTGAAGATGAGGGTGAAGAAGGAAAATTGGTAAAAGAGGCGACAACTCCTCAGTTTAAAGGAATCCAGGTTCAGATGTCTGCTTTTGAGAGAGCTGTTGTTGGTGCGATAATTAATGGTGCCGTTTCTGGTGGTCGTAATATTGAAGAATTATATAAAGAAGTTAAAGAAAAATATGATCTTACTAATAGAGAGGAATTAGCTATTCTACAAATTATGGCAGATTTTGGTTATCCGATTTTTAAAGATAGATTAATGATGGGCTCTAAAAACGAAGACTCAACAAGAAAGGATAATTTTGGTGAATGGCAATCACAATATTATGCATAAATAATAATTTTCTAGGGAGGGTTTAATAATGTCTTTTGGAAATAATGATCGTGAATATTTTCCAGCAGCCAATTTACCTAATTGGCTTAAAAATTTTGCTGACAAAGAATTAAAACGCGGCGCAAACCCGTTTGATGATATTAAAAATATCTTTAAACAAAAAAATGATCTTGAGGCTGTCGAAGCAAAGGTAACTGAATTACGCCAACGCATTGGATTAGATAAAGTTGCCACCACAAAAGAAAAGATTTGTGGTGGTTTAGGTGATAATCAACCAGATGAAAAATTTGATTCAGAACAACTTAATAAAGGTATTAAAATTGAAATGGAACATACTAATGACCCCCAAATAGCTAAGGAGATTGTTAAAGATCATCTTCAAGAAACCAAAGATTTCAAAGATCAAAAGGGTGCTAAATACTATGATAAACTTGAAAAATTAGAGGATGCTTCAAAAGAAGAACTTACAAAATCTGAAAAAGTAAAGGCTAGACTTTTACTTGGTCTTATTTCCATATCAAATGAGTATGAAAGAGTTGGTAAAATAAAAGTAGCAGAATTAATAAGACAAAAGATTCAAAAAATAGCCGAAGAAGAAAAACCTAGTGTATTTAAAAAACATGATGGAGTCAAGAAACACATAGATAATGTGTGTAGATCTAGAAAGGGACACATTGATGCTCCAGCTTTAATGAATATTATTAAATCTCGTCCAGAAAAATTTAGCGATAAAGAATTAGAAGAAATTAAAGAGTATATTAAAAAAAGAATTAATGAAGAAAAAGAAGAAATTGACCGCTCTCGCGATGATGATGTTATTGGGTTAGTAGAAGTACAGATGTTTACTGTAAAAGAAGATGACGGCAATATCGAGGTTTTTGATAAGCCTTCTAAAGTGTAAATATGGCTTCTAAAGCTTTTATAGCCTCAGATATGTGGCGTCCAGAAAATAGCTTTGATTCTCTAAAAAGAGAATTAATGCGTGTAGATCCGGTTTATTTTGCTGAAAGTTATTTAAATTTAGATGGAAAACCATTTAGGATTTCTAATAATGGTTGGAAATGGATGGCTGATATATATAGATATATCGTAACTGCTGCTATGTCTCCTGATGCAAAACCTATTGTTATGGTTAAAGGACGACAAGTAGCAGCTACTACAATGGCTTCTGTTCTTGAACTTTATATGATGTCCAGTGGAATGTACGGAGTGAATGGTATCCCGCCAGTTCGTGTAATGCATGCTTTTCCACAACTTGAGCTTATGCACGCTTTTTCTAAGGATAAATTAGAAAAAATGATTCATGAATCGTTACCTATTCCAGATTATAATGATAAAAATCATCCTGGAAAAATCAAACCATATATAGAGGCACAAAAAGACAGTGCCCGCGAAGCCACAGACGCTCTCCGTTATAAACAATTCAAAAATGGAAATACTCTTTGGTGTGAATCTATTGGATCTGAAGGAACAAGAGTTCTTGGTCGTACATTTGATGTATTCTTTTGTGACGAAGTGCAAGATATGACTGAAGCAGCTGTTGGTAAAGCTATTAAGTGTTTAACAAGAGCGCAATTTGGTCCACAGCCCGGTGGTGTTCAAATTTATTTTGGAACTCCAAGACAAAAGGGTACCTTTTTCCATCGTATGTGGGAAGAATCCGATCAGAGAAGGTATTATTTAGGTTGTAAAAACTGTGGTAATTTTTTTCTGTTGTATACTCCAGAATCTAATAGATGGGAAAATGAAATATGGTTATATGAAAATATAGTAAAATGTCCATCTTGTGGAGAAGAACAAGATAAAGTGGAAGCTATTGAAAGAGGAAAATGGATTCCAACTCCTGGGAAAGAAGATGCGAAGTTTGTGGGATTTCATTTTAACCAGCTTTTTATTCCTGAATTTACAAAAGAAAAGATTTTAAAAGAAAAACCAGATATTAGTCCGATTAACTCTGAAATTATATACAATAATGAAGTATTAGGAGAATTTCACTCCGGTCAGGGAATGCCCATTACATTTGAAGAAATATATAATAACTGTAGAGATGCTAATAGAGTTATGGCTAAATCTATTCCTATTGGTGAAAAAGTATCATATTTAGGTGTTGATTGGGGAGGAAAGCCAGACTTAGATGGTGGGAAAAGAGGAAAATCTTTTTCTTGTGGTGTCATATTAACAGTCGATCATCAAGAAAGATTTATTATTGATTATGCTGAGAAACTAAAAGATAATAGTTTGGAAGGAAAGATTAATTTTATCGAAAAGATGTTTAGGTTATATAGTATACGCTCATCTGTTGGAGATATTGGTTTTGCCGAAGATTTATCTGGAGAACTTAAAAAAATATATGGTGAAAAGTATAAAACAGCTAGAAATTCAAGTATGGTGTCAGGCGGTGTTAAATATAATAAAGAAGAATTAGAAATAGTAATAGATAAAGATAAAGCAATTGAGGAAATGTTTAGTTTATTAAGAAAGGGGCAAATTAGATTTCCTTGGGCTAGTTATGAAAGTATTATTTGGTTAGTAAAACAATGTTGTTCAATGGAAAGTAAGATTACAGAAAGAAAGGGTGAGCCGTATACAACATATGTAAAAGGTAAATTACAAAACGACGGTTTTATGGCTTTAATATATGCATATTTTGCGTATAAGTTTGATAAAACTAAAGGGTTTAAAATGAGTACTCATTCTGTTGAGCGTTCTATACTGCCAAAACCTGTTCTTGTATACTTTCCTAAAAAAATATAATAAGAGAGAGATAAATTATGTCGAGAAGAAGAATATCTAGAGATCCTACAGGTATGGAACAAAAAGTTTTGAGAATTTCTCCAAAAATTGCTGATGGTATGACTCCATATAGAAAAGCAAGTCTTGAACATGAATTAGAAAATGGAGATTTTGTTGAAGGAGGGACTTTACGTGGTAGTGTATTAGTACGTGGAACAAATGAGGCTTCATTCATATCAAATGGAGAAATAAGTAGAGGTGAATGGGTTCCTACAAATCCTGGAGAAAATAAAAGAGTTATAAATTCTTCTGCTAAGACGGCTGTTGGGGCTGTAGCTCATAGCAATGATTTTTTAAAAAAAAATGCATCTGGTGCTAGTTTTAGCGCTTCTCAATCTGGTAGTGGTTCTACGGCTGGAGGATCTGTTGAAAGATTGGCTCCAGAAGTTTATAGTCCGCTATTTACAATGGCAAATCTTAATTTGCCGCGAGACAGGATTACTGTAAATGCGTGGTGCCGCAACTTTTTTCAATTGCACCCAATAGTTAGAAATGCAATTACACTACATGCTACATATCCAATAAGCAAAATCAATATAAAATGTCATGATAAAAAGGTTCTTTGTTTCTTTGAAGATATGGTTGAAGAAATGGGACTTATGGAATCATTAGGTGATATGGCACTTGAATACTGGAAGCTTGGAGAGAAAATACAAGGATCCTCGCTAGTTACAATGTCAGATGGAAGTTTAAAACCAATTTCTGAGATTGAAATTGGTGATGAAGTTATAACACATCTTGGCAATAAAAAAAAGGTCATTGATAGGTTTGCGAAACCAACAAATACAGTTATTGAAGAACATCTTAAAATATATAAAATTCATGTTGTTGGCTTATCAGAACCATTAATAATTAGTGGTAAACACCCTGTTTTTATGACTGATAGATCAGAAATAATTTGTGACACTCCTTCATGTAAAGTAAAAAAGATGAAATTATTGCCAGATAAAAAAAGATGTAGCAATTGTAGAAAATTAAATGTACATCATGATTTGGTGCCACAATTTAAAGAAATGAATGATATTAATGTTGGCGATATTGTTTATTCGCCATTTAATAAAGAGGAAATCACTAATTCAGATTTTGATAATAATTTGTGTTATATTTTGGGTTATTGGCTTGCTGAAGGTTGTTATTGTAAATATCAAAGAAAAGAACATACTAAATATAGTGGTATAAAATTTACCTCATATGATAAACAGTTTATAGATTCTATACTTATTCCGGCTTTAAAACAAAGTTTTAATTATGAAGGTATTACATATACCAATAAAAGTATTGGTTTTGTAATTGGTAAAGATAAATATGATCATTGTCTGGCAAGTGGAAAAAGAAATGGGACAAAAATTGCTGAATTTTTTATGAAGCATTGTGGAGAGTACAGTAAATCTAAAAAATTAAGTAAAACTATCATGTTTTTGCCACCATTACTTCAATTACAGCTTATAGCTGGTTTTATTGATGGTGATGGATGTGTTGATAAAGAAAATGGACATATTATATTGTGTACTTCATCTCGTGATTTGGCAAACCAATTTGTTATTATGTTGCGAAGAATTGGGGCGCATACGACAATTTCGAAAATAAAAGCAAATCCGGATAAAAATGAATCGGAAAAATATAGGATAAAGATTATTGCTAATGAGGCATATGATTTATTTAAATTTTTATTGAAAACAGAAAAAACAGAATTACTTAAAAAAACCGATTGGTGTGCGCCACGGACAGCTCTATACAAAAATTGGCAAATATTAAATATAAAAAGTATTGAAGACATAACAGATATGTTTAATGATAATTTTATGTATGATCTGGAAGTAGAAGATGATCATTCATATATAGCAAATGGTATTGCGGTTCATAATTGTTTTCCATATGCTGAGCTAGATGAAAAAATAGGCAAATGGTCTAAAATTGTAATTCAAAATCCAGACTACATACATGTAAAGAAAACCGTACTATCTGGTGAACCAATAATTTCTTTAAAACCCGACGCTGTTTTACAACGTTTAGTAATGAGTAATAATCCATCCGATGTTCAATTAAGAAAACAAATTCCAGAAAAAATTATATATCATGTTCGTGCTGGGCAAGACATACCATTAGATAATTTTAACGTATCACATTTAAAAATGCTTTCTAGCCCATACGATGTAAGAGGAACAAGTGTTATTGTTGGCGTATTTAAAGATTTAATGCTTTATGATAAACTTCGTGAAGCTAAGTTTGCACAAGCCGATGGTATGATTAACCCAATTACAATAATTAAAGTTGGTGGAAATGCTGATGGTGACTATAGAGCTACCCAAGAAGACATTGAGTTTTTTCGTCAAATTTTTGAGGAAGCTCAGTATGATAAAGATTTTAAACTAATTACCCATGCTGGTGTTTCAGTTGAACGTATTGGCTTTTCTGGACAAGTACTTGAAATTGGATCTGATATGGAACTTATTGTTAAGAATATATATACCGGATTAATGATCCCTCCAGCTATAGTTGATACAGAAAGTGCAGTCTATGCTTCTGCTTCTATTGGTTTGGAAGTTCTAAGACAGAGATACTTCAATTTTAGAAATATGATAGCAAGCTGGCTTACTAATAAGATTTTCGCTCCGATTAGTGAAATCCAGGATTTCTATGAGTATGAAGGTGGAGTAAAAAGGTTGATTGTTCCAGAAGTTGAATGGAACCAAATGAATTTATACGATCTACAAGATTATATACAAAATATTACAGGATTGGTAAGTCAAAAACAAGCTTCAATACAAACATTATATAGAAGTTTGGGTTTGAGCTATCAAGATGAAATTGTTAAGATGCGACAAGAGGCAATTAGAGAAGCTATTAGGATGAAAGAAGATGAGAATCTAAGAAAGATGACTATTACCGAGCTTCGTGCTCTTGATCCAGAAAAAGAAATACTTGAGCCTGTTGATTCCAAAGAGCGCGAAAGTGCGGGTGGCGCTGGTGCTGGCGGAGGAATGCCTGGAATGCCAGAGGCTGGAGGAATGCCTGGGATGGGACCAGAAATGGGCGGTTTGGGTGGACCTCCAGGAGCAGGTGGGCTCGGAGAATTAGCTCCACTACCAGCTGGACCAACTCCTCCAGGCGGAACTCTTCCAGGTGTGGCTACACCTCCAAGTATGGGGCCTGGCATGTAAAAAAATAAAACAAAAAAGCCCATAGCTTTTTGCTATGGGCTTTTTTTGTTTTCAACTCTACTAATTTTTGTGTATAACTCTACGGAGTGTTTTATCGGAGGAAATAAAATGACTTTTACAAAAGGTATATCTGAAACACCATCTATTCTTGAGGCTACTTTTATAGCTGGTATTTTAGATGAAGTTGGATTTTATAAAGACGCCTCATTAATGGATGAATTTATAAAGCAAGCGTCTCAATACAAGAAAGATTTAATAAAACAGGCTGGTCTTTGGTCTGGCATCTGGAATCGACTTAGTGGTTTAACTAAAAGATTATTTTTTAAAGAATATCGCCAACTTTATGCCAAAGCTAAAGAATCTCACACAAAAATTACTGAAAGATTTGAGGCAGCTGAGAATAGTTTTAAAGAAGCTAAAAAGCAAATAAAAAATTATGATTTGGTTGGTTGGCGCGAAACTGTTTTATCTTTACCAGTTTATACTAAAGATTTGATGGCAGATTATGAAATGGCTTTTGGTCGTCTTATTGCTTTTACTTATAAACTCCAAGATAAAGAACACATTCCGACAGAAGAATTTGATATTAATAATATTACTCCTCCAGGTGAAGGTGGTGAAGGTAAAACTTTAGGAGAAGTTGGTGGTAAACCTATAGAAAATAAACGAGAATTGAATACCAATACGAGGTTTTTTAAAGAAAAAGGGTGGTCGTGGTCCGATCCAACTACTAAATCTATTGCTAAGAATAATTTAACAGATGAAATAGCAATAAATAAAGAAAAATTTAATAAAATGAAACAAATTCATATTATTGATGCAAGTCCCGACCCAAATAAAGATTATGTTAAATTAGCAAAACATGATAAAGGATTTCCAAAAGGTTTAAAAGAGGCTATGGGAAATAGTATTTGGAAAATATCTTCTGTAGATTCAGATTGGATTTATCTTTCCAAGATTGAAGAAGAAGTAAAAGAAATAACTCCACAAGAAGAAGTTAAAGAAGAAATAGGTATACCATTTTTACCTCATATTGGTTTTGAACCAAGTGGTAAACTAGAAATTGTTGAACCAAAAAAACCAGCAAGAGAAGTAAGTGAAGTTGAGGTAGAAGAGGCAGCTAAAGAACATCCACTTATTAAAAATGAAGAAGAAAAAAAGAATTATAATAAAATGATGAAAACTATTAAGGATAAAGTTTGGATTTCTTATAGACATGGAAGTGGGAAGGGCCGTTTTAGATTAATCAACCAAAATGATATGGTTCCAGGTCAAACACTTGTTAGTGATCAAAAACTTATATCAAAACTTAATGATGCTTTGTTTTTACAAAATTATAAAGGCAAAAGGCGTGTAAAAGTCTTTAGAGTTCCCAATGAAGCTGATGACATAACTAAAGCTGAATTTATAAATAAAATTTTATTTAAGAAATAATTGGAGCAAAAATGTCCATATTTAAAATATCAATAAGAGCAGCCGAAACTATTAAACCGATGGCATTAATGCGGCTTACTCAAATTGATGATGTAGATGAGCTAATTAAAACATTTGATCGTGATAATATTATAGTAGAAGAAAAATTTGATGGTTTTAAAGTCCAAATTATAAAATCTAATAAAACAATTCATATTTATACTCGCCGTGGTAAAGAAAAAACTGAAAATTTTCCTGAACTAATTAAAGCTCTAAGCTTTCTGCCAGATAATACTATGGTTGAAGGTGAGCTTGTATATTGGGAAAATGGTAAACAAGATGTTGGTAAAGTCACATCTTTGGCTGGTAGTTCTCCGGAAAATTCACAAGAAAAAGCAAAAGAGCTTTCTGGTGAAATAAAGATTCACCTATATGATATTTTATGGTATAAAGGCAAAAATATTTCACAAGAGCCTTTTGAACAAAGAAGAAAGTTACTCCAAAGTGTTGTAAAACCTAGTGCGAAAATCCAACTTACTAAACAATATCCTTTTTCTAAATGGCAAGAAGCTATGAATACTGCTGTAAAAAGTGGTGGTGAGGGCATTGTGCTTAAAATTAAAGACAAGTCTTATCAGTATAAATCTCTTGGGGAGGCAGAACCAAAACCAAAAGGGGTTATGTATAAATATAAAGGAGGAATTGGTAAAAGCGATTCTGACGATTATGTTGTATATAATTACG